CCGTGGCAAGCATCCCCACTGAACCTGTGAGTGAGCGTGATGCCCCACTTGGCCAGCCCACAATGTCTAACATACGGCCAACGCGAGTGGCTGCGGTTTCAGCGTTCGCGGCAGCGGCTAGTGCTGGTGCCTGGGCATCGGCGATGTAGGCAATGCCATCAACAAATGTCATTGTTACCGATGGGGCTTCGCCTTGATCAACCCGTGTAATTTCCAAAAAGCCGTAGTAAAGGTTGTATGCAACTCCACCGATTGTAGCCACAATGCGCATCTGCAAGCCATCACGCAGGATGCTTACACCGCCTACAACATAGGTGCCGCTGGTGGCATCAGGGTTATAGGTGCCGCTAAAGTTGTTGAGAATAATGTCGGCAGTGCCGCATTGGTCGCGCTCGCTTTGGCGTGTACGGCCACGGCGGATATTTATGCTGATTACATCGGTGGTTGCAACTGTGACAAATGATCCACTCATTAAGAATTGCACTGTTACTGCAGGCGATGTGACTCCATCAAATGCGGTCATTACTCAACCAAAAGATTCGTATTGCCCAAGCTACGCCGACCTTTGCGTTGTAATCCATTTGCTATTGCGGTGATGAGATCACCTTCAGTGGTAACTGAGCCTGCAACATTGACAATGACATTTCTGCCGCCGCCTGGCATATACAACTTGCCACCTTGTCCAACTGCAAGTGATGTTGAACCTGAAAGCATTTTTTGGCGCTCTAAGTTTTTCTTTGCTGCCGCTTCATTGATCAACTGATCTACAGATTTCTTTGCCGCTTTGGTTGCGTTATTCAGGCCGTTGGTAAAATTTTCAAGTCCATCAGTAGCAGGCCCCAAAGGATTAGTAAAAAAATCACGATTGTTTGAGTTACCACGGGGGCTAACTGTCTTTTTGCCCTCTTTAGGCAATGTTGGTTCTAACATACCTTTAACTGCAAAGGCTCCAATGCCAACTGTTGCAAGTGCTGCAGCGCCCAAAGCGATGCTTACACCTGATGTGGCAAAGGCGTTTGCAATTGCAGCGCCAATTGCAGTTGTTCGCAAAATAGTCATTACTGCAATGATGCTTTGAATTGCTGTAATAAAGGCTGCAATTCGACCTATTGCAAACATTCCAACAATAAGGGCTGCCATGCCTTTTACGATGCCCATATTGTTTGCGCACCAGTCTGAAAATGCAATTGCAGTTGTAAGTAACTTAAATGCCATTTCTGCAGCAATAGCAAAACCTGCCGCTAACTTGTCCTTGTTAAGTGCAACAAAGGCTTCAACCTTTGGCAATATCTGTGTGGTAAGCATCGTGGCAAACTTCTCAAGCACTGGCAAAAGCGCATAACCCAAAGTTTCCATCGCTTCGCCAAATGCAATTTTAAGGCCAGCCATTTTACCTTCAAGGGTGCCTGCGCGGGTGGCGGCTGAACCGCCTACAATCTTTGAAACTTGATCTGTAATCTTGCCAAAGTCTTTAGTGGCCAATGTTGCTGCGCTAACACCGGGCACAAGGTTGCCCAAAGCCTTAGTTTGACCCTTACTTGCCTTAATTATTGCCTCTGTCGCGGTAGCGAGATCAACGCCTGCAAATGCGCTTACATCTAAAGCAATTTGCATTGCTTCTTGTGCTGCAGTAGTTGAACCAAACGCGGCAGTTAGTCTGCCAAAGGCAGGCCTCAACTCGTCATCTACAACTGAAAATTGTTTCTGAAGGGCGGTTATGTGTTTTTCTACACCTGCAATTGCACCATCGGTTGCACCAACAGTATTGCGCAAAGAGTTAGCAAGAAGCGCCTGTGACTTTTGATCAGCCATTGCAGCTTCAACTGCATCCTTGCCAATCTTTACTGCAAATGCTGCTGTTGCCAGCGCTGCAATACCAAAGGCTTTTGCAGATTTCTTGGCGAACTTATCAATGTTTGTACCAAGTTTTTTAATGTCTTTTTGAGCAGCCTTTGAACCTTTGTCAGAATATTGGGTGAGGATGCGGGCAACAACTGCGCCAACTGCCATTTATCTACCTCGCTCTCCCTCTAGGTGTTTCTGTAAATCGGCTTTTGCTTGTTCTAAAGCACGATTTACATTTTCTTCAATTCTTGCTCTATCTTTATCAACAACGCGCCATACTACACGCGAAGCCTTGCCACCACTAATAAAAAGATTACGAAGAAACTGAGCAGAACTTGTGCGCCCAGCGCTAGTTTTAGTATTTCGACCAGCAACTTCAAAGATTGAACCCGCTGCAGACTTGTTCAGCAAAGAACCAGCACTTGTTGTGTAATCTCCACGAACCTTGCCCTGGACTTTTGTTTTGGTGATCTTGCTTTTAATCTCACCAGCATCCCACCCAGGCCAACCAGCACCACCGCGAGTGCGGCCTTTGGCAGCATCTGCCTTACGCCATCCCCTCATCGGTGGTTCATCTTTGATGATGTTTTTAGCATCTCGCTCTGCGCCAGCAAGTTCAGTATTGATAACTTTTTTGAAGCGCTTAACTGCATCTTTATCAAACTCTTTAAGTGCATCAAGAGTTTCTTTGATACCTGATAGAACAATTACTTCATCCGCCATTGGCTTTAGCTCGTTCCTTCATATAGATCGTGATTGCTTCAAAGATACCTTCAGGCGCATCAAGCAAATCACTGATGGGAATACCTGTCTCAACCGCAACGGCTGCAATCGTATAAGTTAGGCTGTTGCGGTGGATTCGAAAGAACTATCACTATCCAATTCCGCAGAAACGATACTGTCCAAGAACTCAGGGCCGAAAACTTTTACAACCACTCCATTAACTTGCATCGCTTTCCACGCAAGCCAATAGATGTGTTCAATTTTCTGTTGCTCTCCCAACAACTTAGGCATACCTGCACCAAAGTTTTGCTCAAATGCAACAATAATGCGTGGGGTTAGTTTGTAACTAACCTCATTGCCATCGGTTGTTTTTACCTTGACTGATAATCCATCCATCTTTTCCCCCTAGTTTATGTGATTGATTTTGTTATGTTACCTGAAATTGGCCACGAAACCTGAACAGTGCTGAGGTTTCCCAATTCACCCGATACAGATTGCCATTCGGTGATAACTGCGTTGAATGTATATTTTGGATTGCTTGCACTTACTGCAGCATTTACTGGCCTGATCTGCATTGCAACTGCAGTTCCTACTGTTGTGTTTGCCATTGAAGTACCATTGACAAGTTCTTCAAGGGCATTGTCGGCATAATCTTGATTGAACTGAAAAGTCACAGAATTATCAAACACACCCGCTTGGCGCGTGCGCGATTGTGCGCCAATTTGGGTTGTGTCAATTGTATCCACGCTTGTTTTCAATTCTATCTGTGTCACAAACTCCGAAATATCGTTGCTTGCAAATAGCACATAGGCGTTATTGAGAACAAGGCGTGGCATTTATGCAACTGTTTTTGTGATTGCGCCTGAGATGGGCCACGATGAACTAATCGTGCTTAGCTCTCCCACGCTACCTTGAATTGGTTGCCACTCTGAGCAAACTGCGGTAAAGGCGTATGAAGGGTTGGTTGCACTGACTGAACCTGATGCTGGCTTGATTACAACAGGAACTGATGTTCCAACAAGTGATGCGCCAACTGCGTTGATTGTTATTTCAGGTCCTGCTGCTGCAAAATCTTGGTTAAATTCTAGCGTCACTGAGTTATCTTTTAATCCTGGCAAACGAGTTTTTGCTGCTGCGCTTGACATTCCTGTGGTTTCAATAACATCTACACTTGTTGTAAGTGTAACGCTAGTCAAAAAGGCGCTGAGATCAACAGAATTTACTGTAACTGAAACATCTGTGAGAACTATGCGTGGCATTATTTTACTTCCTCTACTGGTTTGATTACTGCATTGTTTTTTAGGTGTCCACCTGCAACTAGGGCATCAATGTTGAGGCCTAGTTCAAGCAATTCTTTTTGGGTGATTGACTCACCCTTTTCTTTTGGTGTAAATACATCCGATGTGACTGTGTAGTTCATTTTTTTTCTCCTATCCGTAAACGGTGATTCGGTAGCGGTACGAAAGAAACTCAATATCGCCTGATGAGTAATTACCCGCTTCGGCAGATGTGACCCGCAAAGTGCTGCAAGCCCCATCAAGAGTTAGATCAGATTCAATTGCTGCCTTGATTGAGAAATCCCCGCTACCTGCAAGGTACTTATCAAGTTCGTTTTGGCCTGAACGCTCTGTGAAGCGCTGCACCAAAACAACAACATCTAGGTTTGCCTGGTCAAGTCCACGGGCATTGTTCAAGTCAAAGGTAAAGTCCAACTGGCCAACAATGGCTGCTGGTGCCACTGGCACTGTTGGGATTAGTTCGTAAACACGCATCCCTTTAATAGTCTCTAAGTTAGTTTTTAAGCCGTTTCTAACCTCACTGGGCAACATTTTACTTAGCCAAGCCATTGTTCTTGCGTAGGGGGCGCAGTAGTGCCTCTACATCGGCATCTAGCTTTGCAGCCAATCGCACTGTTCCTAAATCTGTATTGCCAGCAATTCCAAATGGTGACTGGTTACGCAGAAACAGGCGAGAGGCTTGAATCTTTGCGGCGGTCTTTACTTCGTATGGCACCGCTGACCAGCCAAAGACACCTGTAACTCGCACTGATTGTGGCAAGTTGAATGGGAAAACATAAGAGCCAACGGCGAGCAAGCGCGACATTGGCCACCCGCGAGAAGGATTATTGACAGGTTCAAACATTGCATCATCTGCAGCAAAGATTGTGCCGTATGTTTGATCAAAGTTGTCATCAGTTGCAATCTGATTGATGCTCACAAAATCATCAATAGGCAAGATGTAGTAATCGGTTGGTGTGTAGTAGCGGATGACTGGTACCGCAGTGGTACCGTCCTTGTAAAAGAAACGGCCACAATAATCATCTATTTGGCGTGAAGCGGTTGCAATAGCCATTTCAAGGGCTGCATTGTCAATTGAATCCTCAAGATTGAGTGCATCCTTGACTTCATTC